TCAGACGCTTACGAGCTGGGGAAGTTATTACCTCACTTCAGGTGCTTCTCGAACTGCAGCCAACTATTACATCTCGTGTGTTGCGATAGGACGGTGGTTCTAATGAAAATCAATCTCTCACCCCAGGTCCGCGCCGACTCGCTGGAAGTGATCAAGGATGGCGACAAGCTCACCATCAATGGCGAGCCGTTCGACTTCACGCCTATTGCCGAAGGTGGCGTTCTGCCGGCGGCGGCCGTGGACTGCGAATTCGTCGTTGGCGATGTGTGCCGCCAGGGTGGCGAACTGCAGCTGACCCTGCTGCTGCCCATTGCCTGGGACGCGCCCGTGAGCTGCGCCTTCCCGCAACCGATCCTCAACCCCGCAGATGGCCGCGTGCCGCTGCCTACTGACGAGGTGCCCAATGCCTAACATCGACTGGGGCCAGCTCAAGACGGCCGAACAGATTGCCGATGACGAGCGCCGCGCCCGCGTGCCTGCCGAGATCAGCCGCGCACAGGGCCGGGCGATCCTGGGGCTACAGGGCCTCACGCAAGGGGTGCTTGACTACATGGCCGGCATCACCGACGAGCAAGAGGCTATGTGGGCAGACTTGGCCTGGAACCACACCAGCACCTGGCGCCGCTTCGACTCTCCGTTTCTGACCAAGGCCGCTGCTGCGCTTGGCCTGAGTGAAGATGCTTTGGACGAGATGTTTATCGCTGCCGCGCAGATCGTTATCTGATCCTCCCCCGCGTAGGGTTAGACGCAAGAGGCTGGGCCCGGGATCATGGGCCCATGAAAAAAGCGCTCGTCGTCCTTCTCGCCGCCATAGGTGTCAACCGGCACCTAAGTGCTGAACAGCGCCAGGACATTGCAACAGCGGCCTACCACGCGACGCCAGGAGCAGTGGCAGGGGGTGCAGCTCGCTACGGCGGCCTGCCTCTTTCTGACTGGCTGGTTGTGGCTTCCATCTTCTTTATCGTCCTGCAGGCAGGCTACTTGGTATGGAAGTGGCGGCGCGACTACCGGCGCGATCTCGCTCGGCGCGCGATGGGAAAGCTGGCCGACGAGACTGTGCGGGGTGATTTGTGAGCCGCATCCCCAACGCTTTGCGCGCCGGCCTGATGGCGCTAGCCGTGCTGACTGCAGGCGGTGGCGGCTACGTGGCGCTCGAGCGCGACAAGGCCGCCGCTCAGGCCATGGCCGAGCAGAATCACTATATCCAGGCTGTGGCTGCTGACTCAGGCACATCCCAGGCAGTCAAGATCGCCATGGTGATGGGCAGCTACTACGAGAGCAGCTACCGCCACATTGGCACGCCCTACGTGGACAAGCTGGGCAAGGGGCAGCCCCTGACGGTCTGCAACGGCATCACTGGGCGCGCTGTCGTGGCTGGCCGGTACTACACGCCGGCCGACTGCTACACGCTCGAGCGCATCCGATACCTGGCAGCTGAGCGTACGGCCATGGGTCTGTTCAGGCTCTGGTCCACCTACACCCCGCTGCAGCAGGCCGTATTCATCGACTTCATCCACAACAAGGGCGAGGGCGCGCTGTACACCTCGACCCTGTTGCGCAAGGCCAATGCGGGGGATGTGCTGGGAGCATGCCGAGAGAACCCGCGCTGGAACCGGGGCACGGTCAATGGGGTGTCCGTGGTACTGCCAGGCCTGCAGGCCCGGGGCGATGCCAATGGCGAGATCTGTGAGGAGGGCTTGTGATGTTTGAGCAGTTCAAGAACCCAGATGGCAAGACCTACAACGGCGTGGCCGCTATGGCGGCTGTGACTGGCATCCCACCAGACGAAATGTCCTGGATGGCCAAGCGCATTCAAGCCTTGGTGAAGGTTGGCACCCCCAGGGGGCAGATCAGCAGGATAGTGAAGGAAGAGGCCAAAGCTCGGCCCTGGGAGCAAAAGCCATGACCACCGGTGTAATTCTGCGAATTTTGGCCTGTTTTGCCCTGTTTGCCACCGGTGCGCTGGTCAACGGGTGGCGCATGAGCGGCCAGGTGGCAACGTGCGAGGCTGAGCAGGCCCTGGGCACGGCCACCCGGGCCGAAGCCGCTCGCACCCACGAAACCCAAACTGCACAACTGGAGAGCAAGCATGCCCAAGACACGATCTACAACGCCGACCGCCTGGCGAACCTCAAGACTGGCATTGATGTGGATGTGCGCGCTGAGCTTGCCCGTGCTGAGCGGCTGCACCGCGACACCGACAGCAGAGCCGCCACTTATCGTGCGCAAGCCCAAGCCGACGCCGCTGCCCGCAGCGATCTTGCAGATAAAGCCTCAGCCATCGACCGCCAGCTTGCAGAAGGCCTCGGTGTGGTCGCAAGCCTCGGAGGCGATCTTAGGCGGCGAGACGCTGAAGTAGCAGCGCTATGCGACCAGGTGAACATCGAGCGCCGGCTGAGCGGTGACGACAGCGACCAGGCCTGCAGCCAGAAATAGAAAAAGCCTCCCCGGCGGCACTACGGCACTGGGGAGGCTGTTTTTTCGTTTGTGGGCCCGCCGTTAAAACGGCACATCTTTGCTCAGCGAATCCATGAAGTCGGTGGACGGGGCGGCAGTCTTGGGCGGCAAGTACTGGCCAGGATTGTTGAGAACGCCGGTCGAGGTCTTCCGGTATTGCTCCCACATCTCTTCGTCTGTCTCTGGCACCCACCTGTCAATGAGAGAGCTTTCTATGCAGATCGCTTCCGGGTGATCGTCTTTGATGTGGTCCTCAGTGCAGCGAAAGCGGGTGGTCTTCCACTTCCCCAAGTCCTGAATTTTCCAAAAGTAGTGCTTCTCAAGCTTCATGCTGACCTCCTAGGTGTACTGTGTATTTATACAGTACAGAGGCCGAAAAAGTGGTTGTTGCCAGGGAGTGCCTGAGTGAGGCCAGTGGGGTTTAGTGCGCGCCCCGGCATCTCTGTAACAAGGGGCTTGCCCCCAGTTTAGAATGTCGGTTGCTATGTTTTTTATGGAACGCGAGTTCGTTTTTATGGAACGCCACGGTTTTTTGGGAACACGACCAGACAAAGAAAAAGCCGCTAAGTTGTTTAAACTTAACGGCTTTGAGTGTGGTGCCCGGGGCCGGAATCGAACCGGCACGCCTTGCGGCGGGGGATTTTGAGTCCCCTGCGTCTACCAATTTCACCACCCGGGCTGTGTCTGTATCGCAGCTCGCAATTATGGCACAAATAATGAGTTCCAAAAAATACCCAACGATTGAAGATGCGATCGGCAAGACGCCCCTGGTGGCTCTTCAGCGCATCGGTGCTGACTACAACGAGACCCATGGCAATGTGGTGCTGGGCAAGCTCGAGGGTAACAACCCGGCGGGCTCGGTCAAGGACCGGCCAGCGGTGTCGATGATCCAGCGTGCGCAGGAGCGGGGCGAGATCAAGCCCGGTGACACCTTGATCGAGGCCACCTCGGGCAACACCGGTATTGCATTGGCGATGGCTGCGGCTATCAAGGGCTACCGCATGGTGCTGATCATGCCCGAGGACCTGTCCATCGAGCGGGCACAGACGATGAAGGCCTATGGTGCGCAGTTGATCCTGACGCCCAAGAGCGGCGGCATGGAATATGCACGCGACTTGGCCGACAAGATGGTAGCCGAAGGCAAGGGCATTGTGCTCGACCAGTTCGCCAACCCGGACAATCCGCGCGCCCACTACGAGACGACTGGTCCCGAGATCTGGGAGCAGACGGGCGGCCAGATCACCCACTTTGTCAGCGCGATGGGCACGACCGGCACCATCACCGGTGTGTCGCGCTACTTGAAGGAAAAGAATCCGGCGGTGCGCATCATTGGCGCCCAGCCGACCGAGGGCTCGCGCATCCCCGGCATCCGCAAGTGGCCGGAGGAGTACCTGCCCAAGATCTATGACCCGAGCGCGGTCGACGAGATGGTCTATGTGACCCAGAACGATGCCGAGGATATGGCCCGCAGCCTGGCTCGTGACGAAGGCATCTTTGCCGGCATTTCTGCCGCAGGCGCCTGCCATGTCGCCCAGGAAATTGCGCGCCGCGAACGCAACGCTACCATTGTGTTTGTCGTCTGCGACCGGGGGGACCGCTATCTGTCCACCGGCGTTTTTCCCGCCTGAACGCGCAGGCCGGGCCCCTAGCGCCCGGCTGCTGGCATGAAAGCCCTATGCAATACGAAACGAAATTTTGCGTGAACTGCGCCACGGCGCTGCAATGGAAAGTGATGGCCGAGGACAGCGGCGATGTCAGCCGTCTGCGCTGCCCCGCTTGCGGCTGGACGCACTGGGGCAACCCCACCCCCGTGCTGGCCGCTGTTGTCGAGAACGACCAGGGCCAGGTGCTGCTGGCGCGCAATGCCATGTGGCAGCCCGGCATGTTTGGCCTGATCACTGGCTTCATGGAAGCCGGTGAATCGCCGGAGGCCGGTATTGCCCGCGAGGTGCTGGAAGAAACCGGCTTGCAGACCAAGGCCTTGCGCCTGATTGGCTGCTGGGAGTTTCTGCGCATGAACCAGGTGCTGATCGCCTACCATGTGCGCGTTGACGGCGGGCCCGAGGATGTGCGCCTGTCGCCCGAGTTGGTGGAATACCAGTGGAAGACCGCGCAGGACGTGCTGTGCTGGCCGTCCGGCACGGGCTATGCGATGGCCGAATGGGTCAAGAGCAAGGGCGAGCCGGTGCGCTTTGGCGCTTTCCGCCCCAACAACCCCAACCCCGACCCCGATCCCGCCAAATGGCCGGTGAACCATTGGGCAGAGGATGCCCGCTTTGTGGTGGCACCCCGCCTGGACTGAGTCTGGCGATCAACAACGAATGAGCACGATGGATATTGACCAGGAAGTGGATACGCGCGGGCTGAACTGCCCGCTGCCGATTTTGAAGGCCAAAAAGGCCTTGGCCACCATGCAGAGCGGGCAGCTGCTCAAGGTGGTGGCGACCGATACCGGCTCGATCCGGGATTTCCAGGCCTTTGCCAAGCAGACCGGCAATGAGCTGGTGGAGCAGCAGACCGTGGGTGAGGAGTTCATCCATATCCTGCGCCGCCGCTAGCCTGGCGCTCGCGCATTGCAAAGCAAAGGCCTGCATCTGCAGGCCCAGACTGCTGACAAACCCACCCATAAAACGGTGGGTTTGTTCATAATGGGCGATGCTTAAAGAACCAAGCGCCTACCAGCATGAGCTGGAGATGGTGACACTTGAATCGCTGGTACCCGCCGAA